AGCAGGTGACGGCGCAGGTCGGCAGACTCGATGTCGACGGCCGCGGTGTAGGTCGTCTCCAGCGTGGCCACCGTGGCGTCGGCGTCGGCCCTGGCGTTCACGTACACGGCGTAACTGCCGGGCTCGAAGTCGGTCACGTCGACGTCGGCGTAGACGCCCGCCGCCGCGTTCGTCTTCCAGACCGTGTTGCCGTCGCCGTCGGGGTAGCCGTTGGCGTCGGTGTCGGCGGCGCCCGCCGACCACGTGAGGTCGACGGCCTCGAGGACGAACTTGGCGATGGTCGCGCTGGCGTCCGGGTAGACGCCCGCCGCGACGTGGTGCAGGTTGGCCGTGGTGGCGTCGAGCAGGACCGACAGCGGGGCCGCGTGCAGGCCCGTCATGGCCGCGAGCGAGAGCACGCAGGGTACGGTGACGGCGCTGGCGCTGTAGAGCGTGGCGGCGGCGCCGTAGGCGTAGGGCTCGCAGGCGAGGTCGACGGTCAGGGTGGCGCGCGGGCCAGCGTCGCGGGCGAGGTCGTAGTCGCACTCGAGGTCGCTGGCGGCGAGCACGGTGAGGGTCACGGCGGCGTCGCCGTCGGTGCGCGTCACCGAGAGGGTCGCGGTCTCGCCGGTGTCGGGCAGGACGGCGATGAGGTCGTTGAGGTTGTCCTCGCAGTCCTGGCCGTCGGTGCCGCTGACCTCGACGACGAGGCGCACGACGCGGGGCGCGGACTTGTCGGTGCGCGTCACCGTGGCGATGTCGACGCCGGAGCCCGAGAGGACGCCGAAGTCGCGCGGGACGCTGCCGATGGGCAGGTACTTGACGATGGCGTAGTCGCCGGCGAGGAGGTCGATGGTGGTGCCGCTCTTGGCGAGTGTGCAGGCCGCCGCGCTCATGCCAGCGCCAGTCCCTTCGTCCGCGCGTTGACCCGCGCCCGCTTCGCCTGCCGGACCTCGACGCGGGCGGCGACGGGCTCGGAGTCGAGATAGACGTTGACGACGGTGGGGGCGGCGCCGCCGCCGAGGAGCCCGGCCTCGGCCATGACTTGCGCGGCGCGGTTCGGCTTCGTCAGCGGGATGATGGCCTCGGGGCCGTCCTCGCCCGCGATGACGGGTGCGTTGACGATGCCGCCCTCGGCCTTCCCGCCGCCGAACACGTTCGTGATGGGGTCAAGCCATGAACGCTGGTCGGCCTTGTCGACGTGGACCTGGTCGAGCCACCTCTTGAGGGTCGCGGCTGCGTCGGCGGCGTCACCTATCCAGCCCGCGACTGTCTGCGCCGCCCTCGCGATTTTCCCCAGCGCCTCTTCAATCTCCGGCCAGTGCTTGATGAGGTAGTCGCCGAAGGCGGCGACCTTCTTGGCAATCTTGACGAAAAGGTCGGTGATCTCTTGCTTGTGGTCACTGACCCAAGTGGAGAACTTCGGCAGCCACTTCGTGGTGATCTTTTCGAGGATGAGCCGCACGGCGGGCAGGATCGCGGAGCCGAGCTTGATGAGGACGCTGTTGAGGCCCTCGGTCATCTGCCGGAACTTGACCCCGGTGCCCTCGGACACCTTCTTCCACGACTTGTCGAGCGACCCGGACGACTTCTTCACGTCGCGGAGTATCTTGTCGACCTGTTTGGCGTCCATGCCGAGCAGGACCATGACGGCCTTCACGGAGCGCACGCTGCCGACGACCTTGGCCATCTGCTCCACGTTGCCGCCGAAGGCGTCGTCGAGGCGGCGCATCGCGGCGACGGTGCCCTCGTCCTTGACGATGTCACGCAGCTTGGCGTAGCTCAGGCCGACGTCCTCGAGCGCCTCGATGCCCGCCGCGGACGGTTTGATAAGCGACATGTAGAACTGGTTGACCGCGACGGCAGCTTCGTCCACGTCGAGCACGAGCGACGAGGCCGCCATGATGCCCGCGACCTCGTCCCAACTGACGCCGAGCTGCTTTGCCATCGGCACGAGCTTGCCGACGTTCTTGGCCATCTCATCGGCTTCCATGTTCCCGACGTTCACGGCGGCGGTGAGGATGTCGGCCGTCTTGGCGGCGGTCAGGTTCTTCTGCCCGTACACGGAGATGACGCGGGTGAGCGCCTTGGCGATGTCCTCGGCCTCGCCCATGCCGGTCGCCGACGCCTTGAGCGTCTCGTTGAGGACGTCGACAGCGGCGGCGCCCTTGAACCCGACACCGGCGATGAAGTACATGGCGTCGGCGGCCGCCTTGGCGCTGACGCCGTACGTCACGCCCATGCTGAGGATCGCCTCTTCGTAGAGCGCCATGTCCTTGATGCTGGCGCCAGTGAGGCCGCGTATCTTGTCCATCGACTCTTCGAAGTCGACCGCCATCCTGACGGCCTTCACGCCGACGTAGGCGAGCGAGGCGGCGGCGGCGACGGCGAGGCCGGCGAGGGCACTGGCGGCGACGGCGGCGCCCTTCTTGAGAGCCCGCCCCAGCCGGTGCCCGACGAGCTTCATCTTCTTGTCGAAGGTGTCGGCCTTCTTCCACTGCTGGGCGAACGTCTTGCCGAGCGTGCGGTCGCGACCGAAGAACTCGATGCGGATCTTGTTGACGTTACTGCCGATGCCCACCGACGTCCCCCAGCGCGCGACGTTCGCTGTCCGCGACCTTGGCGGCGTACCGGCTCGCGCCGATGAAGTCGGCGAGCGTCAAGGCGTCGACCTCGCGGAGCGGCCAGTTGTAGAAGTACGCGAGGGCGTACCTGTCTTCGTCGGACGGCCAGACTTCGCCCGTCTCTGCGCCCGGTTCGCTAAAGGGGCGGCGTCGTCATCCTCGGCTCGAGCGATGAGTTGGCCGTAGAAAGCCTGCGAAAGTTCGCCCACGTGTATCTGCTCGGTGAAGTCGTCGAAGGCGAGGCCGGGCTCGACGCGACGGGCGGCGATGTAGGCGAACCCGGCGAGATGCATGGCGTCGAGGTTGAGCATGGCGAGCGGCAGCCAGTCGTCGGGCGGCGACCAGCCCTCAGCATCGACGGCGTCGCCGAACGCCTCGCGGGCCTCGGCCTGCGCCTCGAGCACGGCCTTCCGCATGGTGCCAAGCGCATACTCGGCGTTGACGCCCACGGCGGCGCGGTAGGCGCGCGCCTCGGCAACCGTCCAGCCGTCGAGGTCTAGGTCGCAGGTGATGATGCGTTCGCTCACACGGGCCTCCCGTCTGCCTTGATGTCGAGCGCCCCGGTCGCGATGTCGATGGCGATGCCGTGCTTGGCGCCGATCTCTTGCAGGCCCTCGTACAGGGTCTGGCCGATGTAGTCCCGCAGGTTGTAGCCCGCGTTCCAGATGAAGTAGCCGAACTTCACGCGCGGCTTCTCGTAGACGACGTGCGACGGCGTGGCCTTCTTGTGGCTCACGGTGAAGGCGCCGGTCGAACGGCCGCCCTTCTTCGTCGGCGACCACTGCGCACCGCCGCGACGCCAGACGGACTTGCCGCCCCACTCCTGCAGGGTGAGGACGCCGGATTCGTCCTTCATCTGGACCCACGCGCCCCACTTGCCGTGACCGCCCGTCACGATGCTCGCCAGGTAGCCGGGCGGCTTGTGCGTCTTCGAGTCCTTCGGGGACGGGGTGCCGACGGGAACGCGCGCCTCTACCCAGAGCGCGGCCTTCTTGCCGATGCGCTCGAAGAGCAGGCCGAGTTCATCCATGCCGTCGGCCGTCTGCCCAAGTGCGGCGACAAGTTCGTCAAGGTCCTTGACGCCGATGTAGTAGCCGCCGCGTGCCACAGGCCCCCCTCAGACGCTCGTCTCCAGGCTGATGACCTCGACCGTGTACAGCGGGTCGGTCCCGTTGTCGTTGGCGAGGATGGTCAGGCTGTGGGTGAGCAGTTCGTCGCCGGTCACGGTCGGAGGCTCGCCCTGGATATAGCCGTCGGCGATGGTGACGCGGAAGGTGTAGTCATAGCCGGTCGCCGCCTCGGCGCCGACAAACTCCATGATCCACGCGCGGCCGGTGTTCGTGGCCCAGTCGTCGTAGGTGAGGGTGAGGTCGCTGGGCTCTATCTCCAGTTCCAGTTGCGCCGCCGGGCTGCCGTTGAGCTTGGGGCGCGCGGGCTTGCCGGTGCCGTCCCACAGGTGGCGGTCGGTGACGAGGCCGTTGTCGACGGTGAACTTGGCGGTGCGCACGCCGGCGAGCGCGGATCCGGCGCGCTTGATGACGGGCTCGCTGCGCCACGTGAATGGCACGTGCGTCGCCGGGTAGGTCGGGGTCGCGAGGTCGGTGGTGTGGATGGCCGACTGAGCGTCGACGTTGAAGGTGACGGTGGCGATGCCGTCCGACTCGCAGCCGACTTCCCAGCTCGTGCACGTGCAGCCGGCGAATGTGAAGGGCTCGACGCCGCCGGCGCTCATGGGAACGCCGGTCTGGATGGTGAAGCTCGCGGCGTCGATGCTGTGCGCCGCCGCCGCCGCGTTGAACTCGAAGGTGTGCAGGTAGGCGGCGGTGCCCCCCTGCGCGGCGCTCGTCGGGGCGTCGCTCATGGCCCACTGCACAAGCTCGACCATGTCGGCGCGGGTGAGCTCGAAGGTGAGCGCGCCCTCACCGCCGGCGTCGTAGTGGATGTTGCGCTTGACCGGCACCGAGATGTAGCCCGGCACGCGGGCCTGCGACTCGAGGACGCCGATGCGCGGGGCGAGCCCGATGGGCAGGACGGCGGGCAGGAAGGTGTCGACGGTGGCGGCCGTCCCGTAGGTGGTCTCGGCCTTGTAGCCGACTTGGCCTTGGAAGCCGCGTGCGTCGCGTGTGATGGTGTGAGCCATTACTGTTCACCCTTTCGCTTGACCTCGTCGGCCGCGTGCCAGTACGAGCAGCGGAGCAACGAGGCGGCCACGTCGGCGTTGACTGAGATGACCTCGCCGCGCCGGACGGTGCGGTCGATGTCGGGGACGATGACGGCCTCGTGCCGCCCTCGGTAGACGAGCTTCATGGTGGCGGGCTTCTTCGCGGCGTTCGGCTTCATGGTCACGCTCCGGGCAGGACGTCGGCGGTGAACGAGATGGTGACGCGACAGGCGAACGAGTGTCCCGGCGGCTGGTCGGTCACCGTCTGGTCGTCCTCGGCGATCTCGGTGATGTCGCAGAAGCGCACCGTGCCGCCGATGGTGTTGTCGCCGGCCGTCGGGTCAATGGCCGTCGAGATGGCGTCGACGTAGAGGTCGGCGCGCTCGCGGGCGTCGTCGATGGCGTCCTCGCCGGCGCCCGTCACCTCGCAGTAGACGCGGCACACGACGGTGCCCTCCTCACGCCGGTAGCCGCCCGTGATGGGGCGCCCGGTGGAGGCGCGCACGTCCTGTATGGCGACGCCGTCGGTCCCGGCGGCGAGCAGGCGCGGGCCGGTGAGCACAGTGCCGTCGAGGGCGTCGGTGACAAGGCGTGCCTCGAGCAGGGTGCGCAGGGCGGCGGGGAGGCTGAAGACGATGCTGTGCGCCATCTAGACCACCACGACGCGGGTCTCGGTGAGGGCGAGCAGTTCGGCGTCGACGTCGTCAAGGCCGGTCCAGTGCGGGGCCTGTCCGGGGCGCGCGAACTGGTAGGACGCGCCGCCGTCGGAGAAGCTGATAGCGCCGTCGGGGATGTCCGAGCCGACGAGATAGTGGACGGCGAGGCGCAGGGCGGCGCGCTTGAGACGGGCCGGTACCGCCGCCCAGCCGTGGACGGCGGTGACGGACACGGCGCCGTCCTGGTAGCCGGTAGACGAGGCCCACGAGTTGCCGTCGGTGCGCACGAGGCGGCCGTCGCGGTGGGCGACGATGGCCGCCAGCGCGGTCGCGTCGAGGGCGCTGTCGTCGATGCTGGCGGCGGTGACGGTGAGGTTGCGCTGGGGCTCTTCTTTGGCCGGGTTCACATGCGGGTAGCGCAGGACGGCGGTGTCGTTGCCGTCAAGCGTGCAGGTGCTGACGGTGGGCAGCAGGGCGCGGCCGATGGCACGCTCGAAGATGTCGCGGACGACGGCCTCGATGGCGAGGAGGTCGTCGTCTGTGAACGTCGTCGCCACCTGCAGGGGACGGCCGCCGCGCAGGGTGAAGGCGCGGGCGCTGGGGAGGTCGAAGAGGCGGTCAGCGACTCCGACCTTGACCGTGTCCGAGGCCGTGACCCGCACGGGGACGTCTATCTGCGTCACGGTCTTGAACGGCTGGACGCCGAAGACGGTCGCGTTGCCGTTCAGCGCGATCGTCTCCGACGTCGCGGTGCCGTTTTCGTCGGTGCCGGTGAGGACGACATCGCCGGTCAACGTGTTGCCCGCCTTGGTGCCGGTGACGGACAGGCAGCGGGCGACGTTCGGCGCCGTGATGCCGGTCGTGACCGCCTGCGCGCCGGTGGTCAGCGTGATCGCGGCGTGGATGTCGTCGGTGTAGTCGGCCATGGGTCAGTAGCAGATGGTCCGCACGACGAAGGTGGCGGCGGCGGCGCCGTCGTCGTTGCTGAGGGCGATGTAGGCGTAAGGCCAGCCGTAGATGTCCTGCGCGACGAGCGAGCCGTCGGTGGTCGAGTTGGCGGCCTGCTGTGCCGACTGCGCGCCCACCGGGACGAGGTGCGCCAGCGTCGTCTCGGCCCATGCGACCTCGTTGGACGCAGACGTGCCCTGCGCGAACTGCAGCAGGGGCGCGGTCGTGGCCTCGATGGTGATCACGTCCGTGGCGGCAACGGCGTTGACGCGGGTCGTGATGCCGGGGACGCCGTAGGTCGCGTTCGTGAGCAGGGCTGCGAGGTTCACGGCAGTGGCGGCGTTGTCGGCACCGAGGTTGTACTCACGGTCTGCCGTGGTGGCACCCGAGGTCACGCAGGTGAAGGTCAGGCCGTTCAGAACGCAGGTGTCCGTGTTGTCGACGGCGTAGGCGTCGGCGAACGTCAGGGTACCGCCGGTGACGTTCGCGTGGGCGAGGAAGAGTTGGTACTTCCACGCCTTGTCGCACTGCACTTGCCAGTGCATCTTCGCGACCGAGCGCGTGTTGAGGTCGGCGCGGATGTAGAGCGTCCCGGCGACGGCGACGGTGCCGATCTTGCCGAGACCGCCGTAGCTCTCGGCGGCGGCGGCGACGAGCTTGTCTTCGGAGAAATCGTAGAGCGGAGTGTCGGGCGGGTAGTAGGCCCCAAACAGGTTGTGCTTCGGGTTGGGCATGGTCAGCTCCCTTCACAGGCGCCGGAGGATGCCCGCGCCGCGATAGGCTTCGTGGGGATGCGGCAGCCGGGGGCGGGCGATGCCCCGCCCCCGGCCTTGAGCGTCATGGCGATGTGCGCTTGCACGTCGTCCTTACAGGCAGGTACCGGCTGCAGCGGCCTGCTCGGGCGGGAAGTCGCCGGTCTGACGGATGAGCGTCGCGCCGACGATGCCGTTGCCGGCCTTCGTGACCTTGCAGGCGACCCAGTAGAAGCCGCCGGACAGGTCGAGGTCGCCGACGTCGATCTCGGTGTAGAGCAACTGCTCGACCATCGCGGGGATGAAGTGCGTAACGGCGTTGGTCGCGATAGAGAACGTTCCTTCTCCGCCGTCCTTCACCGTGACGGTGATGGCGCCGGAGGTGTCGTCCGCGAAGGTCAGGCCGGGCACGCCGTAGGTCGTGTTCGTGAGCAGGCCGTAGAGGGCGGTCGCGTCCTGTGCGTCCGTGCCGTCGATCTTGAACTGGCGGCTCGCGGCCACGGTCGTGTCGGTGTGGGCGGTGAACACGTAGTCGGTGCCGTCGGTGTCGGTGATGGTCACGGTCTCGCCGTTGGCCGCGCTCGAAAGCGTGAGCGTGGCCTTGGTGACGTCGGTGAGCTTCGTCGCCGCGGCCGTGTTACTTGCCGAGGACTCGGTGCCGGTGGACGAGTTGCCCTGCTTGACCACCTTGGCACCGGTACCGGCCGCCGCCGTCGCCTGCAGGAACTCGACCTTCGTCACCTTGTTGACGACGTTAGCGCCGTCGACGCAGACGAGCGCGGCCTTCGTCCAGCCGCGCATGTCGTAGTACGGGCCGGTCGCGTTACTGTTGTTGATCGTCTGGCCGACGAGGCCGACGTCGAACTTGTACCGTTCGCTGATCTTGGCGATTGCCATAGTTCACACCCCCGCTCAGTTGAGGATGACGAACGGGGAACGGGCGTCGCCCTTGCGGGGCGTGTAGGTCGCGTCCATCCACGGCGTGCCGTCGACGCGCTCATAGAGGCGCACGGCGTCCTGAATGGTGAGGAAGTAGAGCTGGTCGGCCCAGTCGACGACGATCTGCTGGCGGTCGCCGATGACGTAGTAGCTCCAGTCGCAGAGCATGAGGTCGCCCTTGGTGCCGAGCGTGGAGGCGTTCTCCGACCAGACGATGGGCATGCCGAGCAGCGTCGGGGACGCGGCGGGGCCGGCGTTCGGGATGAAGATGTTGTTGGACCCGGCGTCGGTCATCGAGTAGAGCTCGGGGATGATGGCGCGGTTGGCGACCCAGCAGGCGCGGGACTCACGGCCGAGGAACACGGCCAGCATGCCGAGGACGTCGACCTCGTCGATCTTGCTCGCGACGGCGCGGCTGACGGCGACCTCGCAGCCCGCACCGATGATGCCGTGCGGCTGGTTGGTGCCGTTGCCGCGGATGAATGCCTCGTCTTCCATGAAGGTGAGGACTTCGCCGAAGCTGCGCTCGATGACGGCGCTCATGGAGAGCGGGGAGTCGGCGAGCAGTTGCTTGCTCACCTTGCCGACGGCGGCGAGGACGTTGGCCTCGAGCGAGACTTCTTTGGCCGTCCAGGCGCTCGCGGTGATGCTGTTGGCCTCGGCGAGCCAGTAGCCGAGCATGCCGCCGTAGAAGTTGGTCGCGTGGCTGTCGGCGTTGAGGGCGGGGATCTTCGCCGTGTCGGTGGCCATCGGGATGATGGTCGCGCCGTGGGTACGGGCGACGCCCTGCTCCATCGGGATCTTGAGAATGTCGGCGATGAACTGGTCGGGGACCATGTAGCCGCCGACGCCGCCCGACGCCTCGCCCATGTCCTTCCGCTCGATCTTGCCGGTCAGTGTCTTGGCGAGCCAGTCGGCGAAGCACTTGTGCTCCGCAGGCGGGGCCGGGTCCACGGCCGGGCGCTTGGCCGACTTCAGTTCGTCGATCTCGGCGCGGAGGTTGGCCTGCTCGTCGGCCATCTTCTGCACGGCCTCGTCGCGGGACTTCTCCAGGGCCTTGAGTTCAGCCTCGTACTCGTTCTCCTTGCGCTGCTTAAACTCAGAGACGAACGTCTCCAGCTCGCTCGCGCTCTTGGTGAGCTGGCTGATCAGCTCGGGGGTAAGGTCACTCATGAGATGAAACCTTTCAGTTGTGGGATAGCGCGGTTGATCGCGCTGAGGGCGTCCGCGAGCGAGTGGAGGACCGGCTCGTCGACGGAAGCGGCGGCTGCTGGGGGCGGCTGAGTGGGTAGTCCCGGCTCAGTGCCGAGCAGTGCCTTGAGTGATTCCAGCTCTTCGGGGCTCAGGCGGCCGATGAGACTCTTCACGGCCGTCACTTTCGCGAGTGTGTTCGCGCCCCAGGTGACGAAGCTGTACTCGCGCAGCTTGACCTCGTGGAGGTCGAGACCGCCGAACTCGTTCTCGGAGAACTTGCCGGGGACGAGGTTGTAGCCGATGCTCATCTCGTCGATCACGCCGTCTTTGGCGAGCGTGAGCAGCTCGTCGCCCTTTGCGGTCTGCGAGATGTAGGACTTGGTGAACAGGCCGAAGCCGTCCTCGCGGATCTCCAGCGGCTTTCCAACGAGTCCGTCCCAGACGTCATGCTGGTATGCGACCTTCACGCGGGAGGCGCTCTCCTTCAGGCTCTTGAGAAAAGCTCCCGGCATCACGCGGTCGCCGTAGCTGTCGACGTTGTTGAAAACCGAGGCGTAGCCCTCGATCGTGCGCTTGTCCTCACTGATCGCCTTGACCTCGAAGGCAAGGAATGGGCGGCGGGTCGTGTCGTTCATGCGGAGCCTCCCGAGTCGGGCGGCGGCGTGCGCTCGGGCAAAATCGGGTAGCCCTGGTCGCCGACGAGGTAGGTGTTGGCGGGCATCCAGAACGCCTGCCCCTTGCCGTCCGGCATGGGGTTCATGTCTTCAAGGGCGCGGACGTCGTCGCCGTTCATGACGCCGAGTTGCTGGCGCATGGTCTGGTAGAAGGCGGCGCGGCTGGCGGCGTCGCCGCGCAGGAGGCCGTTGACGTTGAACTTGAGGTAGGCGGGCGCGGGCAGTATCCAGCGCCGGAAGGCGGCTTCCAGAAGCGTCGTCCACGGCAGGATGGCGTCTTGGACGAAGCTCATGTTCTGCTGCTCTATCGAGTTGCCGAACTGAGGCTTGTCGAGCATCGCGCCGAGGCGGTGCGGGGGGATGCCGTAGATGCGCGTGCCGATGTCGACGACGCCGAACTGGCGCTCTTCGAGGAACTGCGCCTGTTCGTGGGTGATGGACATGGGCTTGTACTGCGCCGCGACGAGGCCGGCGATCTTGTGGCCCTCGCCGCCGCCGCCGTAGAGCTCGCGGAAGGACTGCGTGTAGCTCGTCGCCTCGGCCTCGCTCGTGCCGGCGGGGAACTCCAGCACGGCCGAGACGGCGGCGCCGTTCTGGTAGAACTTGCCGAGGTACTTCTGCGCCGCCTGCCCGATGCCGATCTCCTGCCGCGCCATCTCGACGGGCGAGAGGCCGCGGTCGTGGCCGGGGAGCGTGAGGGCGCGGACGTGGACGATGTCGCCGGGGTCGAACGCCGCGCCACGGTGGTCCGCGTACACGAGTTCATTCGTGTCCTGCCGCCGGGCGGTGATGACGCCGCGCGGGTTGAGAACGAAGAGGCTCTGCGGCTTGCCCGCCGCGCCCTTGTTGCGGGTGTCGAGGAAGAGGTTGCCCTCGCCGAGCAGGGAGTCGACGGCCTGCGCAATGAATTCCGGCCACAGTTGCTCGGCGTTGGGGCGCTGGAGCCAAAGCGGTTCGGGGGCGAAGGGGACGCGCGCCGAGCGTCCGCCGAGGTCGCGCTTGGCGAGCACGTCGGCGGGGAGGCTGGCGATCGTGTAGGCGATGATGCGCCGCGAGCCGTAGACGGCCGAGTGACGCATCGCCGACTCGGAGTCGACGGACACGCCGGCCTCGGTGCGGACGCCGCCGAGCCACGTGTTCCACGACTCTGGCCACGTCACCGTGTCGGACTTTCGCAGGAGGCTGCCGAGCAGGCTCACTGACGGCCCCGAAGCTCGAGGACGTGGGCGAGTACGAGCAGGAGAAGGCCCGCAGCGACAGCCGCGAGCCAAGGCCGCAAGGCGTAAGCGCCGTACGTTATGCCGGAGCCGAACAAGGCGGCTCCTGCCGCATCAAGAGCGGCCCGCACCTTTCGCAAGGGCGTCTCCCAGGTAGGTACCTGGAGACAGCCTAGGAAGGCTGGGGGGCAGTTGGCCTCTACACTTTACGAGGCTCAGATGACGACGCCGGCGAAGGCGGGCGCCTCGCGGGGGGCCATGCACCGCTCGAGGGCGATGAGTTGGCTCGTGATGCCGTCGATGGAGTCGGAGCTGCGCTTCTTCGAGGGGCGCATGGCCTCGTAGGGGTTGACCTCGGCGACGACGTTGGACGCCATCCAGCGCAGGACCGGGGAGCCGCCGTGGTCAATGGTGCCGTCGGCGACCATCTTCTCGAAGAGGCGGCAGGGCGCGTTCATGACGCTGGCGTACTGGCTCACCTTGACCATCTCGATCTTGTCGAGGTCGAACTCGTCGAGCAGGGTGATGATGTGCGGGGCGTGCCACGGGTCATAGCCCAGCGCCTGCACGTCGAAGGCGTGACAGTCGGCGGCGATCTGCGCGGCGACGGCGCGGTAGTCGATTGACGGCCCTGGACAGAAGGTGACGAAGCCCTGTCGCGCCCACGCCCGCAGGTCGTCCCGCATCCGTGCCCGCCGCTCGAGCGCCGCCTCGGGTATCCACAGGCGGGTGAGCACCTCGGCGCCGTCGCCATCGTCGGCGGGGAACCACCACGAGAGCGCCGTGAAGTCGGAGGTGGAAGAGAGGTCGAGACCGCCCCAGCAGGCGCGGCCGGCGTTGCGCTTGGCGATGGCGTCGGGGCTGGTCGAGTGGCCGCAGGCGTCCCACTGCGAGAGGTCGAGCCAGCCCTCGGCCATGGCGACCCACTGGTTGAGGCGCAGGCGCAGGAACGCCGTCTTGGCACTCGGGATGCGCTGGGCCTGACGGTGCGCGCGGCGGAAGTCCTCGATGTCGAGCACGCCCGCCTGCAGCATCGGGTTACAGGCGTACCACGTGGCCTCGTCTTCCCAATCGGCGTCGGCCGGGGCGGCGTATATCTGGGCGAGAAAGGTCGGGTCGTCGGCGATGCCGGAGAGCACGTCGGCGGCGTAGCAGTGCATGTCCCACGCCGGGCCGCTCTGGAAGGCGCCCGCCGTCGTGTTGATGAACAGCAGCGGCTGGTCGCGGGCGCCCATGCCCTCCTGCACGACGTCGAGGAGGTCGCGGGAGCGGTGGCGGTGGAGCTCGTCCACGGCGGCGGCGCTGGGCTCGATGCCGTCCTCGTAGTTCGCGTCGGACGACAGGGCTTGGTAGAAGCTGTCCAGCGCGGCGACGTAGATGCGCTTGTCGCGGTCGTAGAGCTTGACGGGCTTGCCGCGGAACTTCGGGTACAGCGCCGGTGAGAGGCGCACCGAGGCCGCCATCTTGCGGTACGTCTGTCCCGCCTGATCGCGCGTCGCGGCGGCGGAGTAGACCTCGCCGCCGTACTCGTCCTCGTCGAACAGGCACTTGAGCAGGCAGCCGGCGGTGTCGGTGGTCTTCGAGTTCTTCTTCGGAATCTCGCGATAGATGGTGCGGTACTTGCGGCGCCCGTCGGGGTTGAGGGTGCCGAAGACGGCGCGCAAGTAGGCCGCCTGATCGGGCGTCGGGATGAACGGGACCGGGCGACCCTTGGAGAGGTAGAGGCGCTTGCAGAAGAACTGGACGGCGCGGTCGCCGGCCGCCTTGCCCGCGTCAGACTTCGGGCGCTTCGTCGAGGTCGGACTCATCATCGGGCGGGGCCTCCTCTTCGCGGTCGAGCCTGCGCATCGCGAGCGGTGAGAGGCCGAGTGAGTCGCGGTGCTTCTGCAGCGACGACCGCCACTGGCCGAGCAACTGCGCGACCGGGTTCTTGACCGGGCCGCGGTCGCCGGCGATGACGAAGCCTTCGCGGGACAGGCGCCGCTCGCACTGCAGGACGCGGGCATGGCACAGGCAGTAGTCCACGACCGTGCTGGCGTCGGTGCGGGCGATCATGCCGCGGCGCTCAAGCTCGGTCACGGTCAGCTCCCATTCGGCGTGCGCGTCGGCGACCAGGCGCTTACTCTGTGGGCCGAGGATGCGATGCCAGTCGGGCTCCTGCGGCCGGTACGCGGGAGGGCACTCGGGATGGAAGGCGTCGCGGGCGCGCTTGTCGGGGGCGCCCTTCACCACGGTCAGTTTCGTCTTCTTGAGGGGCCCGCGGCTGCCCATTTAGAGTCCCCGCGAAAACACATGGAACCTCTGCGGCGTGCGAGAAGCGG